CCAGCTGATTTCGAAAAGCCTTGCGAAATGGCTGTGAGAGCGTTAGATGCATTACTTGACTACCAAGAGTATCCAGTATTAGCAGCGGAACTCTCTACTATGGCACGCCGTCCTCTTGGTGTTGGTATCATTAACTTTGCTTATTGGATGGCAAAGAATGATATGACTTATACAGCACCGAACTTAGAGATGGTTGATGAGTTTGCAGAGGCCTGGTCATACTATCTGATTAAAGCTTCTATTCAGTTAGCATATGAGAAAGCGCCATGTCTAAAGTCAGAAGAAACTAAATATGCTGCAGGTATTTTTCCAAAAGATACATATAAGGCAGATGTTGATGAGCTTGTTCCAACCAAGCCAAGAATGGATTGGGATGCGTTAGAATCAAGAGTTAAGATTCATGGTATTCGTAACTCTACTCTAATGGCGCTGATGCCATCTGAAACTTCTTCACAGATTTCTAATGCTACTAATGGTGTTGAGCCGCCAAGAGCATTCGTATCTGTAAAGCAATCAAAGGACGGAGTGCTACGTCAAGTTGTACCAGGCTTTCCTAGATTAAAGAATAAATATGAACTGCTCTGGGATCAGGAATCTCCAGAAGGTTATTTACATATTATGGCTGTGTTGCAGAAATGGATCGATCAAGGCATTTCAGTAAATACGTCTTATAATCCTCAGTTCTATGAAGATGAAAAGATTCCTATGAGTGAGATGTTAAAGCATCTAGTCATGTTCTACAAATATGGCGGCAAGCAGTTATACTATTTTAATACTTTCGATGGTGCAACAGATGACTATGAAGCACCTCAACATAAACTAGAAGATTATGAGCAAACAACCGAAGAGTCAGAGGAGGCATGCGAATCATGCGTGTTATAAGTAAAGCAACTAAATCTCATCTAGAACGCCAGATGTTCTTTGATGGTGAGGTAGAGATTGCAAGATATGATGAAGTGAAATACCCGCAGTTCGAAAAGCTAACTGATAAGCAGCTAGGTTTTTTCTGGAGACCTGAAGAAGTTGATGTGTATAGAGATGCAAAAGATTTTAAAGATCTTACTGAAGCAGAACAGCATATCTTTACATCGAATCTAAAGCGTCAGATTCTACTAGACTCAGTGCAAGGGCGTGCACCTAACTTAGCTTTCTTGCCGATTGTTTCGTTACCAGAATTAGAAACTTGGATTGAGACGTGGTCATTCTCTGAAACTATCCATTCACGTTCTTATACGCATATTATTAGAAACGTTTATGCAAACCCATCTTTTGTATTTGATGGTATTATGGATATTAAACCTATTGTTGACTGTGCTAAAGATATTGGTAAGTATTACGATAAGCTTATTGAGAATCCTAATAAAAAGAACCTATGGCTAACTATTAACTCAGTCAATGCTCTAGAAGGTGTAAGATTTTATGTCTCATTTGCATGTAGCTGGGCTTTTGCTGAGCTAAAGAAGATGGAAGGCAATGCTAAGATTATTAAGTTCATTGCCCGAGATGAGAATGTGCATCTAGCATCGACACAACAGATGTTAAAGCTGTTACCGCAAGATGATCCAGAGTTTATTGAAATTAGAGATGAATGTCATGATGAAGTTATGGCTATGTTTGATGATGTAGTAGAGCAAGAAAAGCAATGGGCAGACTATCTATTTAAAGATGGTTCTATGATTGGTTTGAATGCTGAAGTACTACAGCAGTATGTAGAATGGATTGCTAGTAAGCGTATGACTGCTATTGGACTTAAATCACCCTATAAAGGTGGTTCCAACCCATTACCATGGACGCAAAAGTGGATCTCAGGAGGCGAAGTTCAAGTAGCACCTCAGGAGACTGAAATCTCTTCCTATATAGTCGGAGGAGTTAAGAAGGACGTAAACGAAGAAACGTTTAAAGGCCTCAGCATATAGGAGCAAAAATGGAAGAGGTAATCTACGATCTAGGTTGCGATGATTGTGGTGCAGAATATAGCATTACTATCGACAACGAAGACGATATTCCAGATTTATGCCCGTTTTGTGGTGCAACTATTGAATTAGAAGATGAAGAGTTCGAAGAGCAATTTTTCGAAGATGAGGATGATAGCAGGTATTGATTATTCGCTGAGTTCACCAGCGATTTGTGTATATAATGGATCTATAAACTTCCCAGATACCCAAGTTTATTATCTCACACCAACAAAAAAGTTTGAAGGTCAGCTGTTAAACATGCAAGGTCTTCCTATGCCTGCATATAACTCACAACAAGAACGATATGAACTGATTGCTGATTGGGCTATTGAATGCGTAAAAGATTGCAAATTTATAGTGCTAGAAGATTACTCTTTTGGTTCAACCGGTAGAGTTTTTCATATAGCAGAGAATGCAGGCTTACTAAAATACAAGTTGTACAAAAAAGAGTTGCCTTTTATCACAATAGCGCCTACTATAATAAAGAAGTTTGCGACCGGTAAAGGTAACGCTAATAAAGAGTTATTGAATACAACTTTTATAGAAGAAACTAAATTAGATATTAAGACTATGCTTGAGCAGACAGACAAGCAATGGAATCCGTCGAGTGATGTTATTGATGCTTATTACATGTGTAAATATGGAGTAGATAATTATGAGACGCTCAGAGACCAAATATATCAATCAAAGTAATAATCAAATTTTCTATATTACACGAGACGAATTTAACTCCTGGTCCTATATTGCAGAAGTTGTTAAGCCAGATGGGTTCTCGTCTAAACTACGAATGAATCAAGAAGAACGTGATAGTTTTGTTAATAAACTAATGGATAGTGGATGGAAAGCAGTAGACGCATAAATAGCATAAAAGGAGCGTCTACGATGATTAAATGTACAGATGAAGAGATTATTGAAGCGTCAAAACTTGATTCAGCAGCAAAAGCTGCAGCTAGTTTAAGTATTCAATATGACACTTATAGAAAGCATGCAAAAAGATTAGGTGTCTTTAAGACTAATCAGAGTGGTGTTGGTACAAGCAAAAACAAGCCTTATATGTATTCTACTGAAGATATCCTCGCAGGCAAAATACCACATGCTTCTAGAGGTGTGATAAAGCGAAGATTATATAACGAAGGTTATAAAGAAGAAAAGTGTGAAATGTGCGGCATGAAAGATTGGCAAGGAATAAAGATAGGTCTTGAATTAGACCATATCAACGGTAATAGTCATGATCATAGGCTTGAAAATTTAAGGATACTCTGCCCAAACTGTCATGCTACGACTAGTACCTATAGAGGAAAGAATTCGCGGGCATGCTGAAACAGGTAGACAGAACAGACTTAAAATCTGTCGGGTAAATCCCGTCCCGGTTCGAATCCGGGTGTCCGCACCAATTTTGGCTCCGTAGCTCAGCTGGATTAGAGCAACGGCCTTCTAAGCCGTGGGTCGGGGGTTCGAGTCCTCCCGGAGTCGCCAAATTATATCGGTGTAGTGTAGTGGTAACACGACGGGCTCCAAACCCGTAAACTGAGGTTCGATTCCTTACACCGGTGTCATATATGGACCTGTAGCTCAACTGGATAGAGCACTTGACTACGAATCAAGAGGTTTAGGGTTCGAATCCTTACAGGTCCACCAAAGGAGTTTGAGATGAATGTATTTGAATTGTATGAGAAGCGTATCGATAATGCCTTTCATGCTGCTAGTAACTGTAAGGAAGGCTCATGGGGTCAGCAGTACTGGCATTCCGTTGCAGCTGCATTGCTGCGTAAACTAAATCGTATGATGAACGAAGGAGAGCTTAATGCTAACACCAGAAGACATTAAGCAGGGTGTTAAATCGCACCTTGAAGGCCATGTGAATAAGCATAAGATTAACGTTATGAATCTCTTGCATAATCCTGCTGGTATTGGCGAACATGGCGATATTGTAGAAGAGATTGAGAAGGAGCTAGAAGAGATGGCAAATTATCACGACAAGCTTGAGATGCTAGCTAAGTATTTCTAATGCCATGGCCTCATAAAAATCGTCCGCCCAAAGGTCGCAGAAAGATTGGATCTAGTAAGCGGAAAGCTCGGAGAAAGAATAAGAAGTAATGGATTTAGTAGTCTCACCCTCCTCACATGAAGAAGAACCTTACGTAAAATATCCCCTTACTGATGACGAAGTATTAGAGTTGTCATTAGACTTTTTTGATAAGGATGGTTATGAGATTACTAGGCTTGAGCAAGAGTATCTGCTGGCACATAATGTAGATCTTTCTGAGAAACATAATAAGCATACAGCAGATCATCACTGGTGGTTTAGAGACGAGGATTATGATCAGGCAGGTGTAGTGCTTGATCATTCCATGCATATCACTAGATGGGCTTTTGCCGATGAAGCGCGTGAGCAGCTTGAGCGACTCAAAGAGAAGAGGCCGCTGTTAAACAAGCTGCTGATGCTTCAACCTAAATGGGGTATCGATATCTCAGTTGATATCGTAACACCAAATGTTTGTACTGAACTATTTCATATTGAGATTGATAAACTAGAATATGATGAGATAGTAGAAGTCAAAGAAAAAATAGAAGAAAAAGTTTTAAAACTTGATATGGAACAGGCTGCTAAAGATATTTTATCTATGCAGTATGAGTGGCAAATGCTTTCATCTGATGATCAATCAGATTGGAAAGTACAATATTTAGACTTAGGTGTCTATAGAGCATTTGATAATAAGAAGGTG